CAGGAGCGTCTTTTTGGTCCATTAAATTAAATAAATTTAAGAGCGATAATTTATTTAATAAGAGAGTGATTTAGTTGGCTGGATTGTAGAGCTTTCTATTGTTTCCTGCAGCTACGACAAGCTCATCATTTTCCATCAATCTACTTGCAGCCCTATATCTATTTACCATATTAACAACCTCTCTTTTAAGCCTTAATTCCTTGGGATAATAAACTTTAAAGGTAGCATCTTCACGACATTTTTCAATAATTTTCTCAGATGGGGGTTTTTCTAGATCTTTTTGAATGGCATTATAATGATTAATTGCTCTTTCTAACCAGGCATAATTTATTTTTTCTTCAAAACCAAGCACAAATTCTAAGTAATTGTGATTATCATAGAGATTATCTATCATTGCATTAAAAGCATCAATACAACATTGATGGTATACTAATTTTCCTTTTCTCCAATTCCTTAATAAACCCATTGACCTTAGGCAGAATTGTTGACTACGTAATTTATTTTTAGAAATTATTTGAGTGGCTTTATTGCTAAAAAATTCCTTAGGAGGTTTTTGTTTGATAAATAGTTGGATTGCAGCAGTATGCATCTCCTTACGTTCAGGCAAGAAATTATTATAGAGTGTTTCATATAGTGGGAGGTTTTTGAACCATGCCTTGTCCCCTTCCTTAATAACACTCTTATACAAATCAAGAGGCATGCCATCCTTCATATAGCGGCTATATTTATTTGAAGCGTTTATGGATTCTACGACCTTATAAAAGGGTCTACAAATTTTAGCACCATGTACCTTACACTGAAATACCTCCGTAGAACAAGGTTTAATTTTATTAATATCAGTAGTAATTGCGCAATACTTTAGTATTAACCCATTACCCCATGGACCAGGTTCATCTTTTGGTTGGAATACTTTAAAGAAGGCCTCATTAATAATATCATCACTGTATTCCGTAGTACTGTGACATAATACATCATCACCTGAGGCATGAGGAATTATTTCTATACCACTTTTATAAGCTACATATAATACATTTATTATCATAATCAATGTGTTCATTGTTGAGGTAAATGCAGAACCAGAGGGCAATTTATGCTTAATGAATATATCCCATAGGTAAAAGGGTTTCTTATCCTTGATACAATGAAATTTAATTTGCCTATAATCCTCACAATGAACTTTGTAAAATTCACCGAGGGTGGTATATTTCCTAATTTCATCTGGACACAGATCAATGATATCTTGTATGAAACTTTTCCAGATTTTCCTTGTTCCTTCACTATGTGACTGATCAAACCCTGACAGATCTAAAGTTATGTACTTGTTATAACCTGCTAGATCCATTTCAT